TTCGGCTATCACTTTAAAACCAAGGTGTCGGTTCAATTTTAGGGCGCTTTCATTATCGCCACAAACTTGCCCAATTATAACGCTAACTCCTAGTTTATTAAAGGGATAATCGAAAGCCGCCCACAGCAAATCTCGACTCATCCAATTTACTTCATCTACTGCCGCAATGTGCATTTGCACCGCTTTTGGCATAAAACTACAATACCCTATTACTGCTGCTAAATTACCATCTACTTCTTGCCCTATACATACTGTTTCAATGGGCAAAGGGTGGTTCATCATTCTGACTAGCCAATCCCCTAAATATTGCTGGTTTTCTGTAGTTACATTACGCAATTACTTTTTCCTTTTATTTAAAGAATTTTCTTGTGGCGTTGCCCATCGGCAATTTTCTTTAGAATATCCAGCATTATTATCAATTCTATCCACTTGTGCTTCTTTAAACGGTGGAAAACCCATATCTTCTACATAATTCTCTACTGTTTCTAACCATCTATCACAAACTTTTATTCCTCTACCACCATAATTCTTGTATTCAGGGTTGTCAGGTAAATAACATCTCTGAATCATGTGTTTATAACGGTAATACATAGTATTTTTGCTAAGACCATGCTTTCTTCTTCTTTCGCCAGTTTTTTCATCTTTCCAGCAACCACATGAAGTAGTCAAACCGCTTCGCAAATTACCTACAACAACATCTCTTTCAGTACCACAATCACATTTACACAACACCATTTGCTTCATTGCTTTGGTGCGTTTGTCGCTTTTTGCAATTACTAAATATCTTCCAAATCTTTGTCCTAATACATCTACTGGTTGTGTCATGTTGTAATCTCCTATAACTGATTACATTATAACACACCCCCCCTCTCCATTACATAATCCGTACTAGCCCAATGAAAGTCAATTCCTTGGCTTGCCACATTCATGTTAACTGAACCTGAAAAGCCTAATCCTGTAACACCTTGCCAAAACTTAGTAACAACAAGGTTTCCACCCCAATTATTGTCATCCCATAAAGCTGAGTCCCAAACACCAATATCTAATGTAGTAGGGTTAAATGCTATTTGGTTAGTCAAAGGTATTGTTTCAAAATCGGTGCTAATACCGCATAAAACAGTCGGTAAGCCGTTATCTGTCTGTAGAATAGGGCGCACTAAGGTAAAGCGTTTTAATTGACCTGGGTTGTCAAAATAGCTATATGCTTGTTGTGCAGTTGCAACAATGTTTGTACCGTTGTCCGAGTTAGTAGTATAAAACTGGGCTACATAGCCATCACCACCAAAATACATACCATTATTGCCGCTAGTTTCCCAGCAATTAGCTTCTATGCCGGTAAATTGTCCCCAAGACTTAGTAATAGTGTGCATGACAAACTGTTGTGTGCCACCGTCAATAGGAATATTTAAAATCAGCATATTTTCAGAAGCAAAGTAATTTACTTGCCAACCAAAATTAGCGTAATAAGTAGTAGCTGCTTGGCTTACAGCATAGTAAATCTTGTCTGTAATGTTAATTCTAGGGTCTAAGCGGCTAGATTGTAGGGCAGAAGCCAATGGCACTAATCCGTCTTGGGTTAGTAAAAGCAAGTCACCAGACCACTTAAAAAAGCATCTACGGCTAAAGGTTTGGCCTAATTGCCATACACCTTTAAGCACCCAAGTTTCTGCGGCAGTAGGGTCTGTACCATTAATTACTATGACTTCGCCCATATTGGTAACTACAACAAAATAGTCATCTGCGCCTTGTCCAGCATCTAATGTCCATGTACCTACTGCTTGTACATAGCCACCATTTCTAGCAATGGAACCGTAAGGCAATACTTCTGCCAATCCACCAATGGCATTGACATCTAAATACCATACATTCATCGAGTTTTTTTCGGTAAAAAACAAGCGATTTTTAAACAAATTAACATTAATAAATTTGTTACTGTTTATGCCTGTAATACCAATAGTAGTGTAAACCCCTACTACTGTTGCGTTACCACTTGGGGCGCTTGCCATTGTGTAAGTAAGAGTGCTTGCACCTGTTACTGTAACAACATAAGTACCATTAAATTGGGTAGGTGTAGCGCCTGAAACAGTTATTCTATTGCCGGTAACTAAACCATGCGGTGCAGCAGTAGTCAAAGTAGCAGTTAAATTACCTGTGCCACCTCTTGTAATACTGCTAATTGTTTGTGCAGTTGTAGTAGTTGCTACTGAAAACCATGCAGAACCGTCATAAATCATTACGGCATCTTCACCATTACAAGCTACTAAAAAATGACCACCATCAGTAGTGACATTGACATGCTGAAATTTAGCGTTAGAAAGCCCTGAATAGACTTCTGTAGCCGTACTTGTAGATGTGTCGTATATCTTAGTAGAAGCCGCAGCAAATAGCTTTTGGCTAGTTGTGCCAGCGTAATTCATTAAGCTATAAACTTGCCCTGTAATGCCTGTAGAAATCTTGGTATACCCTTTTCTAAGGGTGACATCAGTAGGTGTCGGAAAGAAGTTATTTAAAACTACTGCGTCTGTAGGGGACATATTAGCAAGCGAATCCCTAGCGTTCCAGCCCCCAATAGGAGATGGCAAAGAAGCTGTTAATGCAGAGCGTTGTTTAGCTTGCCCTAAAATCATGAGCCATAACCTGTGTCTGGGATGTTAGCGTAACCAATAAGCACTTTAGATGGGTAAGGTGCAAATGATAGATTTGGCGCACCTTTGTCGTTAGCTTTAGCAACTGACAAAAAGCGTTGGTAATCTTGCATTAAAGCAGTAGTGTCAAATGACTTAATTTGGAAGTATTTAAGTTTAGTAGCCAAAACCATAATACGGTCATCTAAAACTGTAGTGTCTGTGTCAGCAGTAAAGCTATTCTTTACAGCGCCAGCAGCGCTTCTTGCCCAACCTTTTGAACGATATTCCCAACCCAAATACTCTTGGGTATTCATAATAGGCCATATCTGGAATTGGTTATCTAGTATTCTCCAGCGTACTCTAGGGCCTGTAGAGATATAACCAGACTTCAACCATTGCCATTGTTGTGCATCTTCTGGCCCTAACATTTCCCAATGCTTAGATTTATCCCAATGGGTTCTATTAGTCATTGTTTCAAAATCATCAGGCAAGTCATATGCAGTTTGGGCGCAAACTACTGATTGCACTCCATCGCCTGTAGCATATTGACTCATCACTACTACTTTTGTAGTGTTATTGGCGCTTACAACATAAGTGTCTTGAGGAATGTTATAGCCTGATAACTGCCATTGGCTATCAACATTGCTTAAATCTGTGCCTGCCGCAAAAGTTAATGTAGCAGAACCATTAACAGTTGTGGCATTGGCGGTTAAAGATTGTGTGTAGAAACGATATTGCACTTGCAATGCTTGCCAATCGTACTCTTTTAACAAGTCATAACCAGCGCCGTTCATCAAAGCTAATATTTGCTGTACATCCTGTGAGGTGTTTCCAGCCACATAGGTAGGTACGGCTAAGTTTAGTTCTGCTGTGGTTTGTTGAACCAGTTGCAACATCGTTTGGGACATATTAGGCCTCTACTACTTTCGGTTTGCGTGTTTTTGGAGTCTTTTCCGCAACAGCCGCAAGTAGCGCTGACATCTGCTCTTGCATAGCAGCCAGCTTCGCATCTGTTTCAGCCTTAATTTTAGCATTTTCTTCTTTTAATGCTTGCAATTCTGACTCTCTTTGTGCTACTTCAGCAGAATCGTTAGCTAAATTCAAGAAAGCCTTGGCTTTTAGACGGAAATTATGCGGTGACATACCGGCTACCATGCCAATACGCTGTAATTGTTGGTCAGAACAGTCAGCAATAGCTTCTACTGTGTAAAACTTAAGACCACGCAATTCTTCAGCTTGGCTACGGGTAACTTGAGGCCATTGGTCTAAAGGTGTGCCAACAATATCTTCTTGCCCTGCTACTTGGTTCTGATAATGCGCCCATTGACGGGGAAAACGCTGTTTATGGGACTCTTGTGCGTAAGTGTCGATTTCTGTCAAATTATCGCCAGGAATCATAATCCTTACAAAATCGAATTCTTTAAAAATTGGTCTACCTGCCTCGTTTGAAGCATCTTCTTGCTTCATACTTTTTTTATAGAATTGGACTGCTAATCGTGAATCTGCGTTTTGAACATCTGACTCTATTGCCATTTTTAATTCTCCAAAGTGGTTTGGGGTTTATAAAAAAATAAAAGGGACTCCCCTTGTGAGAGAGTCCCAGTTTTACTAAATATTCAATTTAAGAGGGTTAACCTATTAAACAGAAGCTGCTGAGAACCAACCATAATCGCCTGAAGCCATTGCGACTGTTGGTGCTAAGTAAGTACCAGCAGAACCAGTAGCTACGAAAGTCGAAGCGTTGATAGAGCAAGTTGCTGTGTTAGCTGTAATAGCTGCACCTGCAACTGCCCATACATAGCGGCGACCATCAGAAGCAAAAGTTTCTGCGCCCAAAGGGCCAAAAGTTGGTACGGTTGTACCGTTAGCTGCTAATTCAGTAACGGTTTGGGTATCTACAAGGTCTACACCTGAGATAGGGAGAGTGCTATATGCCATGATATTTCCTTTATTAATTAATTAAACAAAATAAATAGGGGTTTCCCCCTATCTATTAAGTTGTCAACAAGCCTTGTAGGAAGCTGTTAGAAGTAGTCAAGTTACCAGCCCAACCGTATAACTTCACGATTGCATCTTGGTTGATTGACTGACGCTCGCCACCGATAGGTACAAAGTTACGCTCTTTATGTGGGCGTAAGAAAATGTAGTTAGTGTTCAACAAGTACATATATGTAGCTGTTTCCTGTGAGCCATAACCGCCACCCAATACCACATCAGCAGATGTACCGCCACCGTAGAACTTGAGGGAAGCAAAACCAGCAGCGCCAGATTCTTCAGCAGCAATACGCTGAATAGCTTGCAATGCGCCTACATAGTAGGAATACATTGTGTTACCAGCAACAATCAAGTCAGCTTTGTCTGTGCCACGAATCTGTTTGATAGCAGCGTCAGTCATTTTTGACAAGATGTTTGCAGATGTAGCGCCAGTAGTAATTTGGTTCTGCCAGAAAGTCCATACGGCACGGTTAATACCACCGTAAGTACCAGATGTAGGTGAAACTGCAACCGCAGCGCCTAGACCATCCAAGTTCTTACCACCGTTACCAGTACCGTTACCATACAAGTCACCTGAAATACGGTTTAACAAGCGAGCTTCGGAAACTTGCATACGACCATCTAACAAGTCAATGATTGCTTCTTTAGAGCTGTTTTGCAACATCTCAAGACCAGACATAGTAACTGCGTCAGCGTACTGAGCAATTTTGTATTGTGCAGCAGAAATAGGGCTATCTGGAGCAATGTTCAATACTTCATATCCGCTGTAAGAGTTAGCGTTGTTTGTAGCTGAATCGTCATACATGATTTCTTCCAAAATCACATTACCACCTGAGAATGGGCGTACATTACCCTTCTGTTGGAGGCGCTGAAGAATAGCGTTGTTTTGTGTTAAGTTGTCTGCCAATTCACCGCTACGAGATTGAATCGTGGTAGCGATAATATCGGTGATTGCTGAGTTA